ACTGGTAGTGGCCGTCAATGATTTCTTGGCAAGAACAAGTGCAATTTTGAAACGATCTGCACCATCTGCTTGATAGTTGGTAGATGAAACTGCATTATCGGTCAAAGTGGAATCTTCTGTGGTGGTTAGTATGCTTTCGGAAACATCAAATCCTATTTTATAAGAAGGTGTGGTAGTATATTTGTCTAGGATTAATGTTTGACCAACAATTTCAACAGCATAACCATTCACATAGTAAACCCCTGCCCTAATCTGGGCCACAGATCCAGAACCGACAACAGTTGATGGATTGTCGGCATCACCATGTTTGCCTACTGTATTCCATGTAGCAGTTGTATCCAGTTCAGTGGGATATGCACCCGTTGTTTGTTTATATAAAGTATCTCCACTGGCAAAAGTGGTAGTTGTTGTACCACTAGTCAAATAAGAAACCCAAATGGTTAAAGTATCATCAGTACTAATCTGTAATGTTGTTCTTGCTGATGCCGCCACAACTTTTGCTCTAACACCATCACTATTACCGATAACCGTACCGATGATACTAGTAATTGTATCTGGTGAAGATAAATCAGTAGTCAATGCAACATATGATATATCGATATCAACAATCAACTCGCCTGGTATTAATGCAGATCCATTATTGGCATCCGTTGTATGTTTGACCTGATTTTGTAATATAGTTTGCAGTTGCGTCAATTCCCTTGCTTGAACTGCAAAGCTGGGTTTAAATAATACCCTATGATAGCCCTTCGACGAATCATAGTCATCGTAGTACGGACTTGTATTAAAATCTTTAGTTGCCATTTCTATCCCACCTTCTAAAATTGAATGACTAGTCTTATTGTATCTGTATTGCTTGCATTCCTAGTTATCGTTGCCCGTTGGTCAACATACAGAATCTGTCCAGAGTATTTTAGTAACCCTGCTTGTAAATATGAAGTACCACTCGTCCTACTACCAGACGAAATACTTGTACCCGATGTCGTTATATCATCCTGTGAACTACCTGATACGATAGGATCTAAAATTAGTGCCACCGTTGCATATCTCGGTATGTCTGTATCAGCATCCAAATCACTATCAGTTATCTGAGAAGTCACCATCAAATCTTTTGCACCCAATTCTCTTTCAGCATCAAATCCATGCCCACTTATTGGTGATATTTTAGCAGATAATGCAGATTCTTCTGACGATGTAGCACCAACTACATCAATGGCACTAACACTTCTATAACCAGTTCCACCATTAGTAATATTAACATACTGTTTAGCACCCAATGTAGCAATTGTTCCAGCAAAATCATTATTTCCACCCGTCAATGTGACAGCAGATCCATTCGTAAATCCAGAGAATGTAGAACTATGTGTGATGGAATCTACTGAACCATCGACTGCGGCCATTTGGACATTCCACTGTTTCAACAATTCCGAATCTGATGGTTTTAGTGATAAAGATTTAACAGGCATCCACTTGAAATTTATATCTTCGGAAAAAAATATGCTATTCTGTCTAAACGAATACATATATTTCCAATGATACCCATCTTCACCCGAACCAGTATTAGTAACTATTCCCACATTGGTATCATCTGCTGGTTCTGGAATTTCATCTTCCGCAACATTTCCACCAGAATTATTAAATAGGCATTTCCAAATCCTAACCCTACCAGTTGATCTATCATCCTCAACCGTATACCCCAAAAACTTAGTTGGTATTCCAAACAAATCCAATGCATGGTCATATTCAGAAAACCCAACTCCATCTTCCAATTTTACCAATGAAGTTCCCGTTCCGTATGGAACTACCATCGAAACATCAGAACTAGTAATTCTTTTTATCCCTTTCAATTCATCCCAAAAGGAAAAATCACTGGAAAGACTTTCAGTAGGATCAGATGCCGTTTGACTAGCAGAGTCATTCCCAATGACAGCATAAACCCGATGAGAATTGCTTGAAAACAACTCCATAAATTGTTTCGCAGTTCTATACTTGTAATTTCTTGTTAAAAGTGTTCCCATTTTTTTATTCCTATGTTGTGAATGGTATTGTCGTACTACAAACAGCAGATGTCAGTGTCTGAGAAGTCTGATGTGGGCTATCGATAGTAAAATCTGTAAATACTTTCATCCCTACTGGATGTGCAAATCTATTTAGTTGCCCTCTCCAGTTGTTAGGATCTTCTGAAACTCTAACCTTGTAAGACCACCACTGATAATAATCTAAATCTTGCACCTGTGCATCCACATCACTTATATTTCCCTGTTTGGATCTAAATGATCCACCATGATCCACCACTGCACCAGATTTAACTGTACCCGATGCAGTTAAATTTGCATGTATACCTATGCCACTATGATCTCTAAAAGCAACCGTTGGATTAGTACCAATAAGTCCATGTGTAATTACTTCCACTTCTTCGATGCCACCAGCATCTGAACTGTATGGATATATCCCTGCTACAGTATCAACATTTCCGTTAGATAACGCAAAATACACTTTGGGTATTCCCCTATATCCAACACCACCAGAATGAACATCAATATAATTATTTCCATCATTTGCAAAAACGGCAGATGCCGAAACATCACAGATTGTTATCAACCTATCAACTCTTAGATTATTTGCGCCACTAGTAATTTCCTCGGCGAGATATTCACCCTTCTCAGTATCATCTGTCTTGAAAGTGCCAGATATTGTATCAATCCAATAACGATTCCCATCAATAAATCTCAACTTTGCTGTTGCTCCACTAACTGAACCCGTCAGTGTATCGTCTTGCGAAAACGAACCTTCCACTGCATAGACTTCCAGATAATCATTGACAAACACAACACTATCACCTACAGAAGCACTCCCTACGGTATTTAAATATATCTGCTCTATTCTACCCTCTGCCATTTTTTTGATTACCATTATAGTCTCTGGAACATTCGTCAGAGTCACCACATCATTCAAATAGTAACCAGTGCCTGTATCAGTCATGGTTACACCCTGTGGTGATGGTTTTATTGTTGCCTGTAATTGTGTTGTCGTGCCTGTTTTATTTACAACAAACCCCTCGTTGGTTTGTACCACAACGACCTCTGTTGCATTGAATGTACCCGTTATACCCGTTTCGATATCGAGATACAAATCGGTAACTATTTCCGTACCGATACTGCGAACATAAACATCTTCAACCACTGCCTTCGCACCAGAAGTCAATCCGACTATATAGTAACCTTTGAATGATGCATGGTCATTAGTTGTTATAGAACCCGATGTTGTCACCCTAATAGATTTTTGCCGTTTCCAATCACCATCACTTGCTGTAAATACATAATCGTGCGGATATATGACAGTAGGTATTTTCTGATATAAGATTCTGAAAAATATACTGAATACCGAATCTGTTCCTCTAGCCCGATAAATTTCCTTGATCCGTTTTATCAATTTTCGGTCATCTGCATATGTGTTGCTCGGCAAATCTGGATTGTATTCTGATTTAATGTACTGTAGTAACTTATATATGGTATTGTCAACATCTCTAAAGGATTCTAACCGCACCAGGCGATCATAAACGTTTCCATTTTCAGAATGCAATCCAGATATGGCCATATCACTGACTTGCTGAATCGACTGAAATTTGAAATCATCAATCGTGGCATCATATGACGTTTCCAACCACTCATAATACAACTGCATAAATCGACCAAAAACAGAAATTGACCCATCTGCAACCTTATCGTAGTGCAAATCTAGGTATAAAGGTAGTTGAGAATGTATAAACGGTGATATTTTCCGTTGTATTTTATCCTTATGTAACATCTTCCACCATCGTTACCGTTATGTCGGCATCCTGTATAGTAATTACTTGTTTTGCTACTGGTTTGACATCTGCTTCATCAACATCGGCAGTTATGTAAACGTACTCTGTACCGCCTGCAATGACATCAACCGCAACACCCGAAATGGTTATCTTGCCCGTTGTATAATCAACTGTACCTACATCTGCAAATATGATTGTTCCACTAGAAGTCAAATTGATTACACCATTGCTATCGTCGGTGAATATCACATTCCCACCATAGGATATGTTATTACAAACTGTGAATTCATCTGATGTAACCGACCCCTTGACTATGGCACTACCATATTTCAACGTATTTGCACCTATCCATCCTTGAATCTTCCCAAGTGTGGGTTTAATTCGTTTCTTCAGTTTGATCTTGGTAACGTTACTTCTTATTGGATCATCCGTATCGTCAATCAACCCTGTCAACTGAGAATGTCTAAATGCAGTATCGAATATGTTCAAATAGGTATTGTTGAAAGATTTAATAGTTTCCGTAACATTGGATTTCATTGTATCTGCTGGAATCAAAGATATTGCAGAATTGTAATAGACCGTACTATCAACTATCACAAAGGTGTAATCTGGATCAACCACAACTGGTATTATTGCCAGAACTTTGTATTTGTCTAAAATGGTTTTGATATCTGCCTTTGAAACATCGGTTAAAGTCAAACCCGTAACTGGTCTAATGGCAATGTACACCTTTCCATAATCTGGTGGATCGTTATCTTCCCCACCCCAAACAGACACTGAACTAGTATTAGAGTATTTATTGATTACTATTGACTTGTAATCCTCAAGTGTAACTGCACGATCTTGTGTCTTGAACGACTTCGGTGCATTATACTTGATAGAATCAATCGTTTCAGCAACCGCACCACCTGTTGCAGCTGAAGTTGCTGATATGGTAGGTGAAACTGTACCTGTTGTACCAGCATCTGGTCTGGTATAGGATAATGGTGTTGCAATTTTGAATGGATTGGATGTATCATTCCCTGCACCATTTGCCACTGCACCTTCGGAAGTCAAATATTCAACCGTAATCACATTGCCTTGTGCCAACTTCGCACCAAGCACACCATCACCAAAATAAATCTCATATTTTCCATCTTCGACCTCTTGTAAGAAGTAACTCTTGGATGTACTGGTCAAATCGGTTACATTCTCATACAATGTCCATAGATAATAAGTTCCCGAACCAGCAGTCTGCTTGATCTTGACAATCAAAGTTGACGTATCTAAGTTGTCAACTGGTATGATATACTTTTCCTCAAACCCTGTTTGGTTGACTACAAAATCTATCGTACCCTGCTTACCTTGCTTCAACTTGACACCTTCAGCAGTATATGTTCGATTTGCACCTATATCTTCTGTGGTAGCAGTATACCCCACTAAGGTATAGAATATATAAGATACATCATCCAGTTTTATAGTAAACTTGGTATATTGCGGTATGGTTATACTTGCTGGACTATTTATTGAAGTCTCGGCCGTAACACATGTCAAGGTTACAGTTACTTCTGCACCTGATGTGGATTTGGTGACATACCCCAAATGTTTTGCTATGGATACTGCCGATGAACGTTGCGAAACACTATCCAAAAACATTTCATTGGCAACCATATTCAAATAATAAGACATGTAGTGTGTGTTGTAAGCAAGCACATCGGTCAAGACAGACAAACCAGCCCCATCGAAATCATAGTCTGTGAATTCAGACTGTTTCTTCATAAAATCAACTATATTGGTTTTGATTTTGTCAAAATCTAATTCGGTAATTCGTAATTTACTATTTTGCATATTATCTCAACCGTTCTAAAAAGAATTCTACTGTTGTTGGTTCTGATGAATTGACAAACGATACAATCAGTGTTATCAAGTATCGATTGTTGTCTGGATCTGGATCAACCAATACGTGGTTAACCAATGCTCTTGGTTCATACGTATTTATAACATCTTCAATACTGGTTTGTAATGCAATGGTAGTCTCTGGTACGATATTATCAAACAGCAAATTATAAACATAAGATCCGATCATTGGACTAAACAATTTCTCCCCAATCCGTGTCATGACCAAATTCTTTATGCTCTGTTTGATTGCATTCTCACCCTTTTTGCCTACAATATCATTAGTAATTGGGTTTCTTTTGAAATTCAAATCCAGATCAACAAATTGCCTGTTCTGGAATTTGGTGGTATTCTTCTCTGTTAGTGAATAGTTCATATTATGCTCCGATCATGACTGCATTTACACCCGTTGCAATTTTAGATGAACAAATAACAGGCGAACCCTTTCTCGCTGTTTCAACTCCATTTGTCTTTACCGTTTTGCTACCAGATTTCGTATATGGAAATAGACCACCATTATATGCCCCTGCATTAGTAAACAACTCTGGTGGAAACGGTGTAGCTGCACTTATATGGGGAATCCGAACATCAAATTGTCGATGCACCCCAATATTCTTATCCTTATACCCAACCTTTACATTCCCCGATGCCGAATACATATTTTGTGGTGTTTTTGTTGTCATGCCTCCTGGCGCAACTGGAAGAATTGCTGGTGTTGGTGGAAATGGGCCATGTCCAGTATCAACATTCCCCCAAACTGCTATCGGTTTTGTAGTTGCAAGTATCATCCTAGTAATTCTATCTCCTGTTTAATCCCTGTGTTAGATCTAAGAAATAATCCCGATCTGGCATCTATTGTCGTCACAGTGTAACTCATAAATCCAGATGTCAATGGGATATTTGCTGGACTTCCATCTGTTTTCTTAAAGGGAACATACCAAATTGCAGCTGGTACAAATTTTGGTGTATCCCCAAAATAGTAAACGTAAGAATCACCAGAAACCGCATCAAATTCTTTCTGTACTGGCAATTCCTCTGGTGGAATAACTTTATCCCGAACATTATCAAAATTCTGCCTAACTTTCAATGTGTAGTCATTGGTATCTGTATATTCAGTTGATTCTGGTGTACGCATACCCAAAGTGAATTTAAATTCACTTTCATTCTCGGATGCAACACTTACTGGCAAAATCTGATTTACATCATCAAATGTCACATGAATCAACCCATTACTTGAAGAAAAGAACCCTCTCCAATTAGAATTTATTGTGGGATTCATATTGCTATCAAAAGTCACCCTTCCATTATAGTAATCAAACGTAGATGGTACTGCAATTTCCTGACCACCAATCTCAATTTTTTCATCTTCATCGAAAAACTCATCTACAATAAATTTAGTTCTTGTTTCCTCTCCTACCTTGTAAGTTTTTATTTCTTTGATGGGTGCAAAACTTCCAGTTTCCTGATCTACAACCACATCACCGATACTAAATCTTTCATCATCCATACTGACATATTTTATGTTCAGAAATTCCAACTGCCTGTGCTTGTATTTATTCTCAAGTACAGACACTCCATCCGTACTGTCATAATTATATACCGAACTATAATCTGTTAGATTATCTTCACTGGCATATCCCTCTATCTTATATGTGTTCCCATCCTTTACTAATGATATACCTTTAGGCAACTCACCACTAACCAGTTCTATGATTTCATCGGACCTACCACGAATATTATATTCAATTGTTTTAGTAAATTTCAACTTCTCTAATGCACGATCATCGGCATAGAACGGTACAACCATAGCATCATTTACCCTGTATCCCATTTCACGCATCACATTATCATTATTCATATTGGCGGTTATCAGTGCCGTTAGGATTTCTGATAGTGATGCCGACTCACCTGTACCTAACGTCAAAAATCTCAATGGCACTTGTAAAATCGTACCATCTTCCATATACAAATCTATATATAACACATTTGCCAATACTGAAAGATCCAGTATTTGCGTTGAACCATCCTTGAGTGTGAATTCTAGGGTATTAGTGGCCATTCGTAATCTTCTTCGTCTACTACCAATTTACCATTACTATCTGTCACTGGATTCAACCAAATTGAATATGGTTCGTTCAATTCCTTGTCATCGACCTTGCCACTATTTAGAATAACGTGCTTATCGCAATCAATCTGTAAATTTCCTTTAATCTTGAACACCACATCCATATTGATAATAATTGCTTTAGATTCTGCATCAAACTCAATTATCTTTTTATCAACCAATGTTTTCAGTGCCGAAAACACTTCGACATCCATTATATCCTGTACTTTTAAAAAATTCATTAACTGTCGCATACGCAAGTCACCTCCCCACAAGTTTCACAGCAATCTGTGATTTTCGGTATCACCTTCACTGTTGTAGTAATAACTGGATCTATAGTTTCCTGTACAGAATCATCAACCAATGTCAATTCTTTCCCCGATTCAATCAAAGCAATTGCTTCATCTATTGTTTTGATTGTATGTGAAATTCCATCCTGATCTGTAACCCTTATACCATCACCGACCAATTCTGCCAAATCTTTAGCATCCTTAGATCTTCGTACTACTTTTTCATCATCAATTGCATCAAACATGCTCTGATAATCATCACCCTTTTTCTTATTAATGAGATCTAATAAGTTTAACAACAACTTCAACCAATCTAGTAATCCCAAATTATCCGTCAACCCATCGAGCATATCTTGCCCTGCTTCAAATGGTCCAAGAAATATAGTTGTTTTTGCTTTGAATCCACCCAATATCGTAGATTTTAGATCTGCTAAGGCATTCACTCCAGATGGTACTGCTGATAAATCAGGTGCATCAGGTAAATCTAAATTAGGACTCGGCAAATCAATCATCATAGATTCTGGTGGAATTCCAGCTGGTGCTACAAACGGTGAACCTGTCGAACCATGCATTATCGCACCACCCAACTTTGGATCTGTACTCAAAAATGGTGCAGATACAAACACACCTGTTGCCGATTCAAGCAACACACCTAAATCACCTTTAATACGGACTTGCATCCCTTCCAATCTTACTATTTTCTTGCTTTTGATATTTACATCACCATCGGCAGTTATATTGACATTCCCTTTGGCATAAATTCTGTTGTCCTTGACTGTAATGGTGTAATTATCACCCATAACCTTTGCAACCCTATCACCACCCTCTTTCATCACATCAAGTGTTCCATCCTTGTGGACAACTGCTATCCTAGCATTATCTGGTGTATCATCTATTTCATGCACATGCCCCGATTGACTTTCCTCGACTTTATTGTAAGGATATTCTGCACCATGCCCCAATTCTGGATCTTGCCAACCTGTATTTAATGCCCCTGCCACTGACACATTACCCACTGACTCATAATTGCTAACATAGGTATCAGTAGTATTTCCTCTTGCCAACCTATTGGTGTTTACTTCACCCACAGATATTTCCGATTTACCCCAATTAGGAGTTTCTGGAATATCTGTCGGATCTGCCGATGACTTATAACCAGAATCAATAATATGTGTCATTATTGGTTGCTGTGCATTTTCACCATCAGCAAAGAACCCCATAACCCACGTACCCTCTACGGGGCCAACAGGCGAGTCACTCGGTCTGCTATTTATAGGCATTGCTGGATAAGCAAAGGGTAAATCTTCAGTTGGAATCTCCGACTTGTCATCTGTATGGTATCCAAGTATACGCACCTTACATCTGCCCAATTGCAACGGATCTTTCCGATCTTCGACTACCCCCTTCCACCAGACGAAAGTTGGATTCATTTACTACCTTTTTCTCGATCTCATTCGTTTATTTGTCACCGATAACTTTTTAACTCGACCATAATTCTTGTAATCGGCATGATCCTTCAAATGTGGATATTTCTTGTCAAATTCTTTTGCAGTTAATGGTTTTTTAGTTTTGTTCATCTTCCCAATCCCCCCTTGCTGTTTCCATATCACCAACATCATCATCTACATCATCACCCGAATAACCTCTACCTATTACTCTTGGTGGTTTCATCCACAACCCTTTAGTGGCCTCACTTCTTGGTATATTATCCTTAATCCAATCCAAAATTTGTTGATTCACTTCACCTTGATCGTTCCAACCCTTGCCCTCTGGTTTTAATGTGAGATAAGTAAAGTCCTTTATTATGCTGGTTTTAGTTCCATCTGATCTTTCCCAATAGATAGTGTTTTCACGATTTGCCAAAATGACATGAACCGCACCATTGAGGCCAGGAACACCTTTACTTTTAAT